AAGGGAAGCAATGCTTTGCCCCTTCCCAACATCCAACGGAATCACCGCACCTTTCTTGAAGGGCGACCCTTCTAATTCCAAAGGAAAAGACCCTTTGGTGGAGTCATAAGATAGCACCAGTGGCGTCTTGGCAGTCCGTCCAGCCATCGTTAACGAATAGCTCCCCATCCTATTCTCAATCTCGTAGAGATGCCGGTTATTAACCATCCAACTCTCACCGAGGTCTCTGATGGTATCTGTATATCTCTCGCTCGGAATGTATGGAATTGCTCCCCCAGCTTTTATTATAACCGGCACATGCTCTAATCCGTGCGACTCTTTTCTTCTGAACTCACTATTAACCAGGATGCCGTGCTCTTCCTTATCCCAAATATCATAGGCGATTACCGCAGGCCCGCCGGGGTTCGTTTTAATATCTTCCCCATATCTTGCCCTGGCTTCCATCAAACTGGGGCTCCGCCCATGTGCAGCCCAACTTAGTTCGTCATCATCGACCTCCCAGTAAGTATTTAGCATATCCCATACTGAAATATGAGGGATAACTCCCCCCTTGCCGTCCTCTTCTAAATAGCACAAAACCGCTAGCCAGCCCAAGAGCGGAGCATAAGAAGAGAACGCATCGTGTAAACGCATCACCCCAGGCACATGGGAAACGAGATTATCACGTAGAGCGAATATGCCATAGGGAAAGGCTTCGGTCTTCGATAGTTGCTTCCGCTTTTTTTCATTCTCCTCTGATAGTGGAATCCACAGTTTTAGCCTAGCTGAGGACAGTGTATAAATAATCCGCAGAGCGGTAGTAGATGGGCGATTAGATGTCCAACTCTCCCATTCGCCCTCTGATGCGGGCATCTCGAACGGCTCACTCCTGAACGTGCCATAATCGCTCTCCCACCGGTCACGTAGCGGCTGCGTCCTTGTCTTTATTCGAGCTATTTTAGCTAATTCTTCCGCAGGAGTTCCTAACATCTTTAACTCTCCTTCTGCTTATGCATCTCGCCCTTTACCGATTTCCCACGCAGAATACAGATGCGCATGTATTTACCCCCCGGCATTTTAAGAGTTCGTATCTTCCCTCCTGCTTGCCTGCATTTCTCAAACGCTTCTGGCGACATAAACTAACCCTCTTAAAATACTTTCACCCGTACCTTCAACGGGCTTCCTGCTCGATACCCACTGACGCCGTATCTTCTCGCTGATAAGCCGTGACTCCATTGGTGAGTCGTATCATCGCTCAGATACTCCCTCCCAGTCGAGTCACGACGCCGAATATACCGGAAGTTCCTCTGTTCCTTAATACAGTTCACGGAGTCCTTAGTCCAAAACTGATAGAACTGGTTGACTTTTTGATGAGAATACTGGACGCTCCCTGGCCCCTTCACCCCTTCCTGAATGTTAAAACCTGCTTTCTGTATCTCCTGAATAGATTTTGGCTCGTCAGGATCAGCCAAAATCAGCGCCGTTGGGGGCACCTTCAGCAAATCCATCCGCCGGGCTATTTGCTGGTTATCCAATCCAGCCTCGTAGATTAGTTCCTGGGAGTATAACTTATCGCCCACAATGACATTAGCCACGAGAGCAGATGGGTCTACCAGGTAGCCAAAATCCAGCCCATAGGTAATAGGATAACCCGCGGGCAGAGCGTCCACTTGGTCAAACTTCGGATAGACCAGCCCCTCAACTTTCCCTACCAATCCCAATCCGTAGATATTCCACCAATTCGGGTCTTTGTCCCGGTTAGACTCAATGTTTTCTACCACTGCCACCGGCAAAACATCTCTGGCGTCCAGGTAGGTCGAATGGCTATAGGCGTTCTCCTGTGCCCCTGCCCAATTATCGTGCCACCAAAACTCACCGACAGGATTCCAGTCGACAATAGTAAAGCGTGATGTGCGGATGTCTAGCCCTCTGGCGGTCTCCCAGGGTATGTTGTTCCCCTCGTTCAGAAACAAGATGTCACGCCGCGGCCCCCTCACCTTCCCCGCATCATCAGCCCCAAAAAACTCAATTATCGAACATCCTAGGGAATAGGTAAAAGTGGATTTCTGCCAGCGCTGGTTGTCGTCCTCTGGCTCGCCCAGTATCTTAAAAAAGTCTCTGATTGCTCCCCGACGAAGGTGGGGTAGACTCTCAGAAACTACCGAGATGAGTAAGGGGGTATGGGATTTTTCGGCGATGATGACCAGAGCATCAAGGGCGCCCCACGTTTTCCCAGCGGCTGTCCCACCTTCCAGCCCTATCCGTCTTTTGCCTGACGTAAATGCCTCCAAAATATCGTTGAAAACTCTTGTCGTCCGCATCACATTGGGGGCTGGCTTAGTGGCTGTTACCACAATTTAACCTCCTGGCGGTAATCCTTTGAGGACACTATCCAATTTGGAGAGCAAACCCTCTCCCTTGCTGTCAACGATGATGTTAATTTGCGTGTTCTGCTGGGGAGGAATGGTTTTATCAGGCACTTTGCCCTCTGACCTCTCCCACAACTCCTTAAATGGTGTCGGTTCACGGAGGATAGCGCCCTCAATGGTGGATTTCACTATTTGCTGGCGGATTTCTTTCTTTGAGAGCTCGTGTTTAAGTTCAGAGGTAAGGGAATAGCCGTTCCCTGAGCCGGCATTACCTGACTGGCCTGGCTTGTATGGAATAAGATTAGCGAGGGATTTAGCGTTAGGCATATACTTTCTATGTTTTTTATTCATTACCTTTAGAGATCTATTAGCAGTCATTAGAGGTAGTAATAGCAGAAAAGGGAGGAGTTGTCAAGCGAGAGAGGCTAGCCGACTTACCGCTTGTCCTACCCGCATATCCCCTTAGCGCCAGACTGTCCTGTTGTAACTGATAATATCTGTCTTACCCCGTTCCCATATACAGAAAGCTGATATACCAAACCAGTGGAATACCTTGCACAGATGAATAGAGGTCAAACCAAATCCAGCCCTATTTATAACCTCCATTCTCTTAGGAGTAATACTGATAAAGCCGAGAAGGTAGGCAAACCCTTTGTTAGTTAGCTCGGTGGTCTTCAAAAGCCAACTATCTAGCTTTGAGTAAGGGGGATTACCTATAATCCAATCAACATCAGCCCAACAATCAAAGAAGTCCCCAATTACCTTTGCCTTCAAGACAAAGAATGTGCTACTCCTTCTTCTTAATGTTATCATTGTATCGCTACTTTTGTCAAGTAAGGGCGTGAAAGGAAAAGGTAAACAGACAAGTTGCGTAGCTACTACGCAGTAGAGTAGCGTAGCAACAGTAGCGTTAGCTACTACTAGGTATATATATATATACCGCTACCTGTCTGTTATGACGTTGTTATGACACAAGGTAGTCATGCTGTCATGCCCAGATAGCAGTTATGTAGATATTATAGGAGGTAAAGGAAAGGGATGAGTTATAAGCATTATAATCCAGCGAGGGAGGCAGAGTTACCATTTGACAGTGGAGTGCAAAGGGCGATATATCTGGAGGCGTGCACACTGGCAGACAATAAAGGGATAGTCCGCACCGGTCAGACTGAATTGGCGCAAGTAACTTTATTTTCTCCTGCGACAATAGCTAAAGAGTTTAAGAGGCTCTTGGAATTAGGGTTGTTAATGCGAGAAGCACAGGGTCGGTATCGTGTTACCATCAAGCCAGAGGAAGGTAGAGAGACGAAAGCAGCCGGCGGACAAGCAGAGAACATAGAGCTAGTGCAGAAATTGCGGTAGTGGATGCAAGGGGAATACGGAGACGACCAGATAG